GCAGGGGTTATGGCGTCGCGGCTCCGCGACAAAGCCCCCGGCGCGGCTCCGCGCTCGGGGTGGACTGAGGGGCTGGCTAGAGGTTCTTGGCCAGCAGGTCGATCTGCTTCTGCAGGATCGACAGGGGGATGCTCGGCGATGGGTCGGCGATGGTCGCGGGCCGCGAGCGGTCCACCACCATCTTGAGCACCTCGGCCTGCTCATCCGTGAGTTCGGCACCGGACTCCAGCGCGCCAATGGCATCGGCCAGCGCCTCGGCATCGGTATCCGTCCGGAAGGCCAGAGAGCGCAGGTTGCGCACGGTGGCCGAGGTCGCGGGGTACGCAGCGACACCAGTCACCACGGAGACCTCGTGCAGGCGCACCTCATTGAGGGTGCGCTCATTGCCGTCGACGCTCCACGAATCCTTGACCGTGGAGAAACCGAACGACATTGTGCGCACATCGCCGCGCTCGATCAGGGCGCGCAGGTCGTTCGCGTAGGACACGTCCGGCAGGTCAGCCTCCACGAACAGGCCGTCAGCGCGATCCTCCAGCCGCAGCGTCTTGGCGCGGGTCGAGGCGAGCACCATGCGATCGTCGTGATTGACGTACATGCGCACGTCATTGCGAGACTTGAGAGTGCGAGCGAAGGCACCTGGGGCGATGCGCTCGGTGAAGGGTAGTGGCAGGCTTGGGGAGTTGTATCGCGCGGCGTAGCCCGAGAACGTGCCCACGGATCCCTTGTCAGGATCGGCGGCACGGAACTCTAGTTCCTCGGTCTCCATCGACCGGATCTCAATACTGCTCACTGTGGCCCTCCCTTGTATCTGCGCGGCCTCACGCTCAAAGAACCGGCGAGCCGGTCCCGGGTTCGTGGGGTTGATGCCCCACAGGTAATGGGCGACCGCGCCAGCGCCCGGCCAGTCAGGGTGGTCAGGGTTGCGGTTCTGCGGTGCCTCAAGGTCAACCGCGTGACGTGCAGCCCACGCGGCTGCGCGGATCACCTTGCCGTCCGTGATCTCGCCGGCAGCCATCTGCCGTGCCTCACGGATAGTCGAGTCAGCCAGGCCGTCGCCGCCGTAGCCCTCGCGGCGCAAGTCCAGTCCACGCTGCGCTGCGGATGCGATGTAATCCGGCACGCTCACCGCGCGCACGGCACGCTCGCCGCCCGGCTCGATGCCCTCGGCCAGCGACACCGCGACCATCTGGTCGATGGCTGCAGCCTTCGTGGTGTGACAGCCGATGACCTCGCCGTCCTCCTTGACGACCGCCCAGCCTGAGCAGTCGGCGGACTCGTCGGTAATGAAGTACGGCACTATGCCCTCACAGCAGATCCAGTTGCAGCATCAAGTCCTCGACCTCTTGCCGCGCCCAACGGGCGATGAGTTCATCGGTCGGCCAGCGCAGGCCCACGCACGCCCCTGTGACGGTCGTAGCGCCACTGACTCGGCCGCCGTGGTCGCACATACCGACCACGGTGGCGCGAGCGACAGAGGCGCCCCTAGCCCGCCCTGAGCGGTGCGTAGGCTCGGGTGCCACGCGCACAGGTCGCGGCCTAGTCGCCGGGTAGATGCCACCGCCGCCCGAGGGGGTGGGCGTCGGCGTCGGCGTCGGCGTCGGAGGCTCGGGCGGTGTCGGGGTTGACCCCGTGCCGGTCGCACTGCCGGTCGAGGTGCTCGACCCGCTAGCCGTGCCCTCAAGTGCCGGCGATCCGGTGGCCGAGCCGGTCATAGTCGACTGGCCAGTCACCGCGCCGGTGTTGCCCTCGGTGCCCGTCACCGAGCCCGAGGAAGTCGACGACCCGCTCGCAGCGCCGAAGGCATCCAGTACGCCCGTCACTGAGCCGGTCGTTGTGGATGACCCCGCGACGCTGCCGGTGTTGCCCTCGGTGCCGGTGACCGAGCCGGTGCTGCTCGTCGATCCCGACGCGCTGCCCGTGCGGCCCACCGCACCGATCACACTGCCAGTCGTCGAGGAGTGGCCATCGGTGAAGCCCGTGCCCGGGCCGCCGAGCACATTGCTGCCAATGACGCCGAGAGTCTCGCTGCCGAGGGTGAACAGCCCCGGCATGACTAGCTCACAGACTCAGACAGGTTCCCGATGGCGATGGTGTACGTCCCAGCCGTGGCGTAAGTCTGCGAGGTGTCCAGCGCCCGCGAGCCGTAGAACGTGCCGCTCGTGGAAGCCGACCAGTAGCCGAGATGCGTGATCGTCGTGCCCGCCGGGACATCGAACACAATCGCGCCCGAGTTGGTCACCGTGGCATTGGACGGCGAGCCCCAGCTTGACGACTCGCGGGAGTAGGACCCGCCCGTCACCTCGCTGCCGCCGTTGGTCGACGGGTCAGCGGTGTGCAGGGAGACGTAGGTGGCCGAGCCGGTGAAGCCGGTCAGCATCAGGTTCTTGCCAGCGGCGACGAGACCGGCCATTACTGCTCCTCGATGATCGCGGTGATGTTGCCGTCCGCGTCACGCTCCACGCGCTTGGAGCGCGCAGGCGACTCGGGCACCGACACGTTGACGACCGGGGCGGGCATGGCGCGGATGGCATCGGTGATCGCCCCAGCGATCTCCTCGGGGTCAACCGAGCGAGCGGCGGGGTAGACGTCATCGGTGTCCGCGGGGCTGTCGTCGGAGTTGACCTCAGCCTGCTGAGCCGCGTTCTGCAGCTGCACGCTCGGCAGGCCGGTGTGCGGGACGAGAGGCAGGTTTAGTGCGGACAGAACCCGCTCGGGGTTGAAGCCCACGTTGATGAGCTTGGTGGCCATCGTGACCAGGCGCTCCTGCTCCACGATGTTCGCGGCAGCGAGGTTGACGTTCGCCAGCGGGACGCGGTACTCGTCCCCGCCATCGACCGGACGCATATCTTCCAGTCGGTGTATGTCGTTGATCGACAGGAAGCCCGCCTGCACGCCTTGCGAGTAAGCCGCGTAACGGTCCTGCAAGGATGCCCGCAGCAGGCCGTCCACGTTGAACTTGACGAACACATCGCCGGGCAGCAGCCGCGACAGGTGCGCCTCAATCGCCGTCAGGTACGGCAGCAGCGTGAAGGTGACGAACTGCAGGGCGTCCTGCTCGCGAGAGGCGTAGGACATCGTGCCCGGCTTGGTCGACTGCAGCATTGCCGGCGGGATACGGAAGATGCGCGCGATCTCCTCGACCGCGAACTCCCGAGCCTGCAGTGCCTGCGCCTTGTCAGGATCGACCGAGGTCTGCTGCCACTTCGCGCCACCGGACAGGATGCCCGGCCGGTGAGCCTTGCGCAGTCCCTTGTGCCCGGTCTCCCAAGCATCTTGCAAGCCCTCGGCCTGCTCCTTGGTCATCTCGCCCGGCACCTCAATGATGCCCGCAGCCGCCGAGCCGTTGCCGAAGAACGTGGCCGACCAGTCGGTCAGGGCCTGTGTCAGGCCGAAGGTCTCGCGCATCTCATCGACGCGGCCCGTGCCCTTGATGGATCCAGGGCGGATCAGCTCGGCGTCGTAGATCATGTCGTCGGCGCTCACGGTGTACGCGCCACGGTCGACGACGTAGAACACCTGGCCCGCAGCGTTGCGGCGAGGCTCGACGCGCGTCGGATCCAGCACCGACATGGCGACGACCTCGCCCTGATCGTTGCGGATCTTGCGCACGCAGGCCGCGTGGCTGACGAGCTTGGAGACCAGCCACTGCTGCAGGAACGCCTGCCGAGGGCGGCCGTCCACGTCGGGGAACTCCACCCACGCGGGCTTGGGCCGGTACGGGCGGCGCTCACCATTGACGCGCACATAGGCGTCCATCGGCAGCATCGACACCGAGTCGGCGATTAGCCTGACCGCCGCGTAGGCGGCAGCCACGCGCAGCGAGTTGTCCTCGGTGATGCTCACCCCGGCCTTGGTCGCGGCAGGGAACTGCGAGCCCGAGGCGAACAGGGATGCTGCGGTGACCGCGCGCTGCTCACCTCGACCGATGAGTCGTCCAAGCATCACTCACGCTCCAGACTCATACCGAGGGCAACCAGACAGATGCCGCCGACGACGAGGCCAGCGGGGATGAAGATGAGCCCAGCGCCCACAGTGATGGCCGCAAGGCCGAGGAACTGCAATGCAGCGGGCATGAAGCGC